TCTAAGAAGCGCAAACGCCCTGTTAAAAAGAAGTTGAAGAGCGGTGGTATCATAGCCTTTGGTTGCGGTTCTGTTGAAGAGGATCGTCGTAAAGAGACGAATACATTCTGATGGCAAAGAAAAAGAACTCATTACGCGAATGGTTCTCCCAGAATGACGGGAAGGGTTGGGTCGATTGTAAGACAGGCAAGCCTTGTGGTCGTCAGAAGGGGGAAAAGCGTAAGGGTTACCCTGCTTGTCGTCCAACTATGGCGCAATGTACGTCTGCCTCGAAGAAAAAGAAGTCATCTAAGCGTATTAGTTGGAAGGCTAATGGCGGCTTAGTAAGAGTGTTTTGAGAAGCATAAGGAGTATGCTATGAAAGATCTAAGCGGAGATGGTAAGATCACTAAAAAGGACGTTCTGATTGGACGGGGCGTGATCGAAAAGAAAAAAGGTGGTATGGTCGGTTATATGGGCGGCGGTATGATCAAAAAAGGCTACAAGTATGGTGGCAAAGTAAAGGGTTACGCTGGTGGTGGCTGTGTAATGGCTGGACGCGGCGGATCTTATAAAGGCGAAATGTAATGGCTACTTCAGGTTCAAGAGACTTTAACATGGATGTCGGTGAGATCATCGAGGAGGCGTATGAACGCTGTGGCCTCGAAGTTCGCACGGGCTATGATGCACGTACAGCACGGCGATCTTTGAACCTGATGTTTGCAGACTGGGCTAACCGTGGTTTAAACCTTTGGACAGTCAAGCAGGCTACAATCACCTTAACGACAGGTCAAGCACAGGAAACGCTGACCGATGATGTTGTCGATATCTTAGAGGTGGTTCTTCGTCGTAGCGGCACGGACTACGAGGTTGAGCGTATTAGTCGTGGCGAGTATGCAACACTGCCAAACAAAACGACGCAGGGACGTCCTAGTCAGTTTTACTTTGATCGGCAGATTGACCCTGTGATTAACCTTTGGGCGGTTCCAGAAAACTCAACAGATCAGTTGATCTACTATTATGTTCGTCGGATCGAAGATGCTGATACCCTCGTTAATACTACTGATATGCCTTTCCGTTTTTATCCTTGTATGGTGGCGGGGTTAGCGTACTACATCGCTATGAAACGTGCGCCAGAACGGTTGCAAATATTGAAGTCGGTATATGAAGAAGAGTTCCAACGCGCAGCGGACGAGGACGAAGGTCGTACTCCGTTGAAGCTACAACCTAGCATGAGTTACTTGAGGGTCTGATGGCATACGCTAGTGGAAAACATGCTTGGGGTATTTCGGATCGGTCAGGTCGCCGTTACCGTCTTCGCACGATGAAACGTGAGTGGACAGGTGCGCTTGTTGGTCCTGATGAGTTCGAACCAAAGCATCCACAGTTATTTCCGCCAAAGGCGTATCCAGACCCACAGGCTTTGCGCAATCCTCGACCAGACAGAACAGAGCCTATGGAGGTTTATGTTGCAGTCCCAACTGTAGAAGCTCCAAAGTTAGAGCGTCCTCGCATGGTTGGTAAGGTCGGAACAGTTACGGTGGTGACAGCATGAGTTTTACATACGCACAATTAAAACAGGCAATACAGGATTACACGGAGAACGACGAAACGACCTTCGTGAACAACCTGCCTTTGTTTATTCGGTTGGCAGAGGAGCGGATCCTAAAAGGGGTGCAGCTTAATCTGTTTCAAAAGAACCAGTTCGGAAACATGACCAGTGGAAACGAGTATCTTGCTGCGCCGTCTGACTTTTTGGCACCGTTTTCGTTGAGTATCGATGTGGGTGGGGACAAAGAGTTTCTATTGTTTAAGGACCTAGACTTTGTGCAGACATATACGCCTGACTCGACTACAACGGGACAGCCGAAGTATTATGCACAGTTTGATGTCGATAACTTCATTATTGCGCCAACACCAGACGCTAACTACACCGTGGATATCCACTACCTATATCGCCCTGCTTCGTTAACAGCGGGAGCGGACAGCGGTACAAGTTGGATTTCAGAAAACGCTGAGTTGGCACTTCTTTATGGCAGCTTGATTGAGGCGTACACCTTTATGAAGGGTGACCCCAACTTGATGCAGACGTACAACCAACGGTTCGCAGAAGCGATGTCCCGTCTGAAAAACTTGGGTGAAGCTCAAGAAGTTACAGACGAGTATCGTAAAGGACCAGTTACGAGGCAACGTACATGATTCCTAGCGCAAAAGGTGATACACTAGATTTTAAGGTTGAGGTACACACCACTCAGAACCGTGGCTTTACGCCAGAAGAAATTGCGGAACGGTGTGCAGATAAGATCATCTCTGTCTCTGATGAGGCGCATCCTGCGATACAAGCGCAGGCTCGTGCTTTCAAAAAGCGGATCGTACAACTGGTAGGGTTTTACTTACGAGAAGCTGTTAAAAGTGACAGAACTACGGTATATAATGCACTAACAGACGCAGGACACCCCGAGCTTGCGGAACTAATAAGGAGACTGTGACATGGCCTTTAACGGGAACTTCATGTGCGACACGTTCAAGAAAGAGCTTTTGTTCGGTGTCCACGACTTTGCAAACGGTGCGGATACGTTTAAATTAGCGTTGTACAGCAATAGTGCAGTGCCCACTGACTTTGGTGGATCAGGCACGGATATGGATGCATCTGTAGAATACTACAATGCTACAAACGAACAGACAGACGGTGCGAATGCTCCTGCTGGTGGTAAAGCGTTAACGAACGTTGATCCATCCATCCCAGGCAGCAACACTGCGATTACGGACTTTGATGACCTGACGTTCTCAACCGTGTCGATCACTGCTCGTGGTGCGTTGATCTATAACACGACACCAAACACGACATCTATTTCGGTAACAAACCCATCGGTTGTTGTGCTTGACTTCGGTGCAGACAAAACATCGACAGCGGGTGACTTTACGATTGTCTTCCCTGACGCGACAGCGGCGGCAGCGATTATTCGGATAGCGTAATGTCTGATGTCGTCGTCCCCTTTTCTGGTTGGGGTCGAGGAACATGGGGCCAGTTAGCTTTTGGTGAAGGCTCCATTACTAACGACGGCGCGGCTGGACAGGTTGGCTCGGTAACGGTTGTTGCCGAGGCCAATGTTCCTGTAACTGGGCTAGAAGCGACGGCAAGTGTAGGTTCTGTTACGGTTGTAGCAGAAGCGAATGTATATCCGACAGGATTAGAGGCAACAGGTGAGGTTGGCACGATTGCCAACGTTATCGGTGTTGCTAATGTCTACCCGACTGGGGTGGCAGGAACGGGTGCCGTTGGCACCGTAAGCATCAACGCAGACGCCAATGTTCCTGTAACGGGACTAGAGGCTACCATGTCGGTAGGCTCCGTTACCGTCAAAGCGAATGCGGACGTTGATGTAACAGGCTTGGAAGCGACGGGTGCCGTTGGTGCTGTGACTGTTGTCGCTGAAGCGAATGTCCCAGTAACGGGATTAGAGGCGACTGGTTCTGTTGGATCGGTCACCGTAAATGCGGACGCTATTGCTCCTGTAACGGGTCTTGAAGCCACGGGTGCGGTTGGCGCAGTTACTACGATTGCAGAAGGCAACGTGTATCCAACAGGCTTGGAGGCTACTGGTGAGGTAGGCACAGGCACTGTAATCGACACAGAGACGTTTGTTTATGTGACCGCCCCTGATGCTGCATTGGGAGCAGCGGGAGAGGTTACTGTTAGTGGTGGGGCTTCTGCTCCTGTCACAGGTCTCGAAGCAACAGGCGGAGTTGGACAAGTTCTTGTGTGGGGCAGGATTGTTCCAAATCAAGATCCGAGTTATACTCCTGATCAACCAACACAATCCCCTGGATGGGCAAGCGAGTCTCCATCGCAGTCGCCAGGATGGACCCGAGAAGCAGCATAGGATAAGAATATGCCCAGTACATATACATTGAATAACGGTATCGAGCTAATCGCAACAGGCGAACAGTCAGGTACATGGGGTGATACAACAAACACCAACTTACAACTTTTGGACACGGCCCTAGACGGTCAGGTTACTTTCACACTTACTACAGCGGGATCGTCAGGTTCTCCCACGGCTCTTCCTATTGCTGACGGGGTTTCAGCGAACTCTGAAGGTCGTAACCGCTTGGTTATTGTCAACGACGGTGGCGATCTAGGTGCGACAGCCTATGTGCAGTTGACGCCAAACGACGCAGAAAAGATTATTTACATCCGCAATGACCTGTCGGGGTCACGCAGTTTGATCTTGTTCCAAGGTACATATAGCGCATCTCGTGATTACGAGGTCCCTGCTGGAACGACAGCGGTTGTTTATTTTACAGGCGGCGGTTCTGGTGCTGCGGTAGCGGCGAACGTCTTTAACAATGCCTACTTTGACAGTCTGCGTTTGGGCAGCGTGTCGGTTGATAAGATTTTAGATGAAGACAACATGGCGTCTGATGATGCGTCTGCGCTTGCTACACAACAGTCTATTAAGGCGTATGTTGACGCACAGGTTGGTGCGAACAACGAACTGTCCGAGGTTCTTGCTAACGGAAACACCACTGGCGGAACCAACATCCTGATTACGTCTGGTGATTCGATTGCGGCTCCTGATGCTTCTGGTACGGACCAAGCAGGTACAGATGTTATCGTATCTGGCGGTGCAGGTACTGGCACAGGCGTAGGCGGTGAGTTGCTATTTAAGGTTGCTCCTGCGGGTTCCACAGGCTCGTCGGTCAATGCCCTATCAACGGGTATGAAACTCGACAGCACCAAGGCGTTATATGTCGATACGATCAACGAGCTTACAGCGGCTGCGGGGGTCACCATCGACAGTGTATTGCTGAAGGATACTCGTGTGGCTGCGGCTGGTATTGATGCTTCAGACGGCACCACAGCAATCAACATTGCCGACAGCACAGGCGCGGTGGACATTGATACGTCGCTGAATGTGGATGGTACAGCAACTGTAAATGGGCTGACTGTGGATGGGGATGCTTCTATTAGCAGTAGTAATGCAAGGTTGCGTTTATTTGAAACAGACACTACTGACTTAAACACGCAACTTCAAAACAGCGGCGGGGACTTCTTTATAAAGACTCTTGCAGATGACGCTGGTAGCTCAACAACTAGACTTTCTATAGACCACGCCACAGGCGACATCATCTTCTACGACGCTTCTGGCAGCAACAGCTTTGTCTACGACGAAAACGCGGGGATCACGGTCAACGATCAGCAGGCCGCCAAAGACTTCACTGTCAAGTCCGATAACAGTGATTCGATGTTGTACGTTGATGGGACGAATGATCGGGTTGGTATTAACCGTGGAAGCCCTAGCTATACATTAGATGTTCAAGGTAACGCAGGAATAGCGCACACAGGGGCTGTCCCTTTAACTGCTGAAGGTACGGCTGCGGCAGGACTTAGCTATATACAACTGGCGAATCTCGCAGCGGGTGTAAATGGCGTTGGTAATGGTGTTGAGTTTCGGGCAAAGACGGATGTTCAAGAACGCCAGACAGCATATATTACGTCTTGGTGGTCTGACGTTACTGATGCAAGTCGTACTTCGTCGTTTAACATATCTCAAACAATCAACGGTGGTGGCAGAAATATATTCCGCTGCGATGGCACTACTATAAGTATCAACCAAGCTGCCATGGATTTAGATTTCAGGGTAAGCTCCGACGACCAAACTAACATGCTCTTCGTCGATGGGGCGGATAGTCGGGTTGGTGTGGGAACAAATAGCCCACAAGGTGTTTTAACCATTGCGCAGCTAGAGGATTTTAGCACCACTGCAAACACAGGTGCTATCTTCATAAGATCAGATGTAACACCTGCATCGGGTAGTTACGGTGGAGCCATTAACTTTACACGGCTAGATGGCTCTTCCAATCGACGTAAAGCGGCTATTGCAGCAAAACAAACAGGCGGGGATGGCGAAGACGTAGGTTTAGCTTTCTTTACAGCAAACGGCGATACTGGATCCAACTCAAATGTCGGAGAAGTATTTACCCTTCGGGGCGACGGTGGGGCGCAGTTTAAAGATAATGCTGTTTCTGATACGAGTGACACGGACACCTCCGCAACTACACAGACTGCTATATACAGTTTCGGTGCAACAACCTACACAGGGGCCAAGTTCCTAGTATGTGTAACCGACAGCACGGCGACTGAGCGTTATATCACTGAGTTGTTGGTAACCCACGACGGGACGACTGCGGTAGCGACTGAATACGGTCAGGTAGCCACGGATACAGCACTAGCGACGTTTGATGTAGATATTTCTGGTGGAAATGTTAGACTGCTTGCGACACCTGCATCTTCGAACAGCATGACGTT